CACCCATCAACCCTCGAATGTTGGGGAAAATCTCCGCCATAGCAACACTACTTCCGTTAGTAGCTTTCCGGAGATGCAACAGGGCTTCGATGATCCCGTCATTCTCTACAATGTCACGGAACTTAGCAGAACTTGTACCATATTTCGTCATCGCCGCTTCCGCTTTAGAAGAGGGAGAAGCCATGCTGGACAAGATAGCTTTCAATTGAGTAGCAGCAACCCGGGCGTTGGTACCCGTTTTGGTCATACCGGCAAAGGCAGCACCCACCTGATCAAATGTCACTCCAAATTCACTTGCAATAGGCAGTACCATACCCATAGCCATAGCCAGTGAACTGGCCTCGGCCTTACCTTCCCGCACCGTTGCGGTCAAGATGTCAGTGGCCTGGGCAGCGCTCAGATTTTCTTTACCATATGCGTTCATCGCAGAAGTAACCAAGTCAGCAATCGTGGCAGCTTCTCCCATCCCAGCAGTGGCTGCTTTGGCTGCCATTTCCAGCACCTCCATCGCTTCCGCTCCCCGAATACCGGCAGATGTGATGAAAAACAACGCGTCAGCCAGTTTCTCTGGTCCTTGGCCTGTCGCTGGCCCTAGCTTCAGCACTGCTATCTTCCATTCATCTACCTGGCTCTTTGCCACCCCTACCAAGCCAACAATCTTCGCCATAGAGGATTCAAAATCAGAAAACATCTTTGTAGAAGCCACCCCCATTGCTAAAATAGGTAATGTGAGATAACGCTGCATTTTCTTACCCACAGCTTGCATTTTAACCGCAGCAGCCGTCATACTGGCTGTCATACTTTTTGCAGCCACCGCAGTGGAAGCAGCAGCAGCTTTGCCTGAAGCGGTAACAGAGGCCATCCCAGCCTGATACTGCGTAGTATCCAGCCCCATCGTGGCTATCAATGCCCCTATGTTATATGCATTTCCGCTCATGGTTTCTACTTTTTACTTATTTTTCTTTTCTCAGCAGTTTCCCGTTTCTTTTTCGCCTTCATTCTCTGATTGAGTACTTTGGGTAAAGGTTTCTTGCTTGTCCCTTGACGCCCTGCAATAGTCTTTACAGCATTTTTCATATCAGATACACTTTGCTTCAACTTCTTCGTGCTCTTCTCCCAGAAAAACGGAAGCACTTCACGGAGTCGTGGTAACAACTTTGGATTCTTGATCAATATACCCAAGAACCTCGCAACCTCATATCTCACCTGATACTGATTGTCCTCTTCTTCTCTCCATACCTTGTAGGACCAATACAACTCCACCGCATCCAGTTTATAAAAGGCTTCACTTGTTATACCTAATCGGGCAACCGCAGTGCCGCAGAGCTTGTTAAAATCTATTTCTTTGGCTTGCGGGTTTGTCCCGTTGGCGGCTTCTTCTTCCCGACTGCCGCCAAGCTCTTTGCTAATTGCTCATCCAGGTCTGGAAAAAACTTAGGCATCATTGCGACAAAATCCCATAAACACTCGTTCAGCACCTCCTCCATCTCATCCAACTTGAAAGTGAACTCTACACCATCAGCCCTTGCTCCCATTTCTAATGCATAGAAAAGAGCTGGCTCATAATTCTCCCACTTCACTGAGCTAATATCATCAATCTGAATTTTGTGTTTCTTCTGCAACTTTTTATACGCCTGGTATCCCAATTGTATTGGATGTTGTTCCCCTTTAATTACTATATACTCTACTGCCATGATTATCAGTTTATATTTATGAATAAAAACAACGTGTGATTAACGCTGATGCTGTTAGACTCCTGAAGAGGCTCCGGAATTAAGAGTCACCTGACCTGTAATCTTAATCGAAACGGTCATTGTCATCTTATCATCCGGAGGGATCTCAAGAGGAAGTTCAGTCACCAAACCAACAAACTCCAACGTGGTATTTTCAGCATCCGGAAGTACAATCTCATAATTCTGATTGTCATCACTTTCGAAATCTGTTTTCATCGTATCCAACGATGCACGAATGAAATTCATGGCAAGCTGTACTGTGCCACCATCCCGGAAACCTCCAATAAACTCCCTGTACCCTCCTGTAGAATCCAGGGAAGTTACATCAATGGTGTCCCGTGACATGTTAGGTCCAGAAATGGAATTGATCTCAGCGATGTTATCCCAAGCGCTTCCACTCCACCTTCTAAATAATGTGCCGACACCGGCCTTAGCTGTACTCATATTTACCTCCTTTTCTAACGCCAATTAGTGGCGCTGTAGATTAAAATTAATAATAAAACGTGATCTGTTGTTCGCGTCCATGTCCAACCAGGCAGGTTCTCCGGTAGCCATGATCACTGTATATGTAGTACTGTTCCACTCTTCATTTGCCCGTGCGTGTAACAGTTCCAATATATTCCTTGCTAATGCCATTCCTGTTTCATAATCCTTATTACGAACCCGGACCTGGCAAGATGATGTGTAATACCTTTCCGTGGGATCCAAATGCAAATCCGGAGGAAAGCTGGGAGTGTCAAAAATTGTTACTGTATTATCCGGTTTAATTGGCTCCATACCAATAAATAGAGTCTTGGCGAATGTCAATGCCAAGGCACTTTCTGCAGCCAACATATCTTTTACATCCAAACTAACAGCGTTCATATCCTGGTTTCCTCCATCATTATTTGTAATATTTTATCTGTATTACGTTTTATGGCTGACTCCAAAAACTTTGGACCAGATCCCGAGGCATTCCAATTCACATGACCGACAACTCCATCTCCCCACGGTGCTCCTTCAACCCGCTCATGTACATACATAGCATAATTGGCACTGAACCCAAATCTCATCCCCACATTCCGGGTGACCATATCAGTCATAAACTCTACAAACCAACTGGCTCTCAAATTCTCATCATCAATCGGGACCGTTGGGCTGACTGTCATCACCTCCCGGTTTATCAAAGCCCCAACCCGAGTGAACCCATTCAAACTCTGCAGCTTCTTTTTCTCCAGCTCCTTGTTCAAGTTCCGATTGAGCTGGTCCAGTCCTGCAATCCCTGATTTCCTATTTGAGAGTTGTTTAGCCATTACACGGTTGTCCTTCCTGTCATATTAAGATTGGCACGATACATACTCATAGTTGTACTCCCCATTTTCGGAAGCCGGGAAGTGGCGATGATATGCAAAGCCCCTATTGATGAATCATTCGGCTCCGGGGCTGATTCTAAATCAGTTAACTCCCCCAACCACAAACAACCGTCCTCATCTACCTCCTGTGTTAAAAACACCCGGGCCTGACTGATCATTTCCTTCCCGTTGCTACCCATAATAACTTCATTCAGCTCCTCCCATCTTCCATACACCTGTACTGGGTCATCATAAGTGAATCCCGTAAACCCATCGCTGACCGGGTTGCCCCAATACACAATCGGTTGTACACATTTGCTTATTATGAATGTTTCTATTCCCATCACTCAAAACTTGTAATTGATTTAATACCTGCTGATTTCTTCCCTAAATTGGAAAACCCTCCGCAAGTATCCAGAGTCAAAACCATTTGTCCATATGAAGTGGCTTTCAAGCCCTCTCCATACACTCCGGCATACTTGACTGTAGCTTCCCCCAGCTTCTCCTCCGTGGTGGCCCTTTCCTTTGTAATAGAGATTAGATGGGCAGTCAACCACCGCTCAATCTCCTTCAAGGTAGCTGCAGCCAATCCACACGTCACAGTATTGGTCACCATTGGATTTGCAATTGCTATATAGGTTTCAATCCCTGGATCGGTAAGCGATGTTGTTATAATCGCTTTGACTTCTGTTGCTGTTACCCGTACTGCCATAATACACCTCCTTTATTTTTGTCTTTGTGTTTGTCGTGCTTTCCATAATTTCGGTTCAATAAACTCTGTGACCTCTGGCCCCCATTCCAACCCCAACCATTCCAACATCTCTTTAATCTGACTGTAATCACCATCCACCATTCTCTCAGGCCAAATTTGTTTCACGTTCAACCCGGCTTGGATCATTTCAAGGAAACGCTGTTCATGCTGGTGTATCCACCACAACCATCCATCCCACTCATTTTTTACCCCTACAGCTACCTGATTAGAATTCATATGGAAAGCATTCATAAATCCGGTCCGCATACAACTGTTAATAATGTCACTGGTTTTCCTCCTAACTATAATCCACTTAGCGTTGGGGAATGCATAATGCCAAACTGACCAATGTAAACACATCTTTGCTCCTTTATACATCCAGGGACCATCCTCATACCCCTGTTCCTTCATAATAGCTTCTACACGCTTGTCCCAATTCGCTGGAATCATTATATCATGTATAGAAGGAAGCGGATATTGTCCTTTGGGATCTACCTTCAAGGCTCGAAAAAACGGCTTCACAATATCATTCCTAACTCTGGCATTTTCAAACATCCCCTTTGCATTGTTCGAGTTAGGGCCACTCATCTTCCCACCGAAAGCTCCCCGCTGGTTAATGATCCCTGCTACCAAGCTGGTCCCGGATCTTGCACACCCTGTAATTAAAATTGGTGCATTCATAATTTTGGTTTTTCTGGCTTGGGATTATCTCCCCCCAGCCGTGATTTAGTTATAAATTGACTCAAATCCTCCGGTAAATCATCATGTATAAGAAATCTAAAATCACCGGGTATTTGTTGAAACCAATATGGGAAATGAAAATATATGTTACCATCATCCGTTTTAATACGCTCTGCATACTTAATAAGGTTTGCCAAGCACATACTCTTTCCTATGTCAGTTGGTTGATTCATTTCCAATATTTTTTAACCCACTTGGCTTTTGCCTGGTGTGGGCGTGGGAACCCATGACAACTAATAATGCTCACTGTATCCGGTATTATTTCTGCCCTACTGAAATGGCGCTTGTAACTCTTAACCGCTCCGGGGGCTTTCTCTTCCCAACGGTCTGCAATATCCCCAGCCACTTTTCGTACCCAATACCGCTCCCGCCCCTGTGTCTGGGCTTCCGCA